AAGCAAGATTACAAGATAAAGACTATTAAGAATATCGTTGCAAAGCTAAAGGTTATTTTCAAGCTAGGTATAAAGCTAGAGTTAATAAATAAAAATCCTTGCGATTTTATTGAGCTGCCAAAGTTTGATAATAAAAGGTATTTTGATTACTCGATCGCTATTCAAAAACGCTTTATTAAGGCTATTAGTGAAAATACCGATGCAAGCTCTGATATATTCTTTTTTCTACTTCACGGCAGACGAAAAAATGAAGTATTAAGCTTAAAATTTAGCGATATAAATTTTAAGACTAGGACTTATATTATCCCCTTTAAAATCAATAAGGCCAAAAGAAATATGATTTATAAAATGAGCGATGAACTTTTTAATCGTCTTTACAAAAGATTTTTGATAGCTAAGAAAGAAAATAAGCTAAACGATTATGTCTTTATTAATCCTATGACTAACGATAAATTTAAAGATTTGCGTAAAAGCTGGGCTTCACTTCTTAAAAAGAATAACTTACCTAAAATTAGGCTTCACGATATAAGGCATTTAATTGGCACATATTCAATTAACTATTTAAAAATTCCCATCGAGCAAGTATCATTTACATTGGGTCATACAAACATCACTACAACACAAAAATATATTACTGCAAACGTTAAAAAATCTAAAGAAACTATCGAAAATTTACTAAAATCAATTTCAGAATAATTTAAGCATTTTAAAAAGTGTTTCAAATATCGATAAAATGGGCATTTGGTTGCGGAGGACGGATTTGAACCGCCGACCTTCGGGTTATGAGCGTTATGGGCTTATTTTTTTATTTATTTCATTATTATTTCTATTTTCTTTTTCTGCTGTATTGTCTGTGGCTTTGGTTTTTCGAAGTATCTGCATAAAACTATATTATCATTCGTTTGATACATCTTTGCAAGGTAGCAATTATTATTTATCTGATCTATTATTTTAAATCTTTTTTCTGAAAATTTTTGGCTTTTAAATTTATCGCTTCTACTATATGTGATTATCGTATCATTTAATCCGCTTTCCCAAAGATAACTTGAAAAATTTTCATCTTCCACATATAAACTTCCGTCAAATTTAAAATCTACTATAACGTCGTTTCTCATTTTTCCCATTAATAAAATTTTGTTTTTTTCTGGTGTAGTTATTTGCCATTTTCCTAATATATTTGGCTGCCTAAATGTATCGAGTGCATTTAAATTTATTAGTGCAAGGATTAGTATTATTAATTTTTTCATTTATTTATTTCCTTTTCTAATACTTTTACTTTTAAACTTGATAAGTAGTATTCTTGCTCTATTTCTGATAATTTTTCAAAATATTTTCTTAATTCTTCTATTTTTGAAGTATTTTCGTATCTATTGTTAATATTTTCGATTATAAAATTATATAGTTTTGGTCTTGATTTTTCCCAGTTATATAAAGTCCTTAGCTCTATATCGAGTAAGTTTGCAATCTCTTTTTTTTCCATATTTTTTGAAATTCTTTCATTTTTAATTTTTATTTAAGATATATTATGAAATAATTTCATTGCGTATATGAAATGATTTCATTTTTTCGATTTTATCGAAATAATGTAAATTTTGCCCTGAATATGGCATTAAACTATTTTAGCCCCGTTTGGACGAAACACCTTTTCGGGGCTATGTTAAATGGTGTTTCAAAAAATAAATTAAAAAAAGGTGTTAAAAATGCAAATCGTTAAATCTGAATATGATTTAAAGTATGTTCTTAGGGGTGGTCTTGTTAGAAGTTCGGCTTCTGGTAAGTTTGAAGGTAATGATTACTCTTCTTCTGTTCGTATTTCTTCATCAAATATCTATGACGTTGTTAATGAAAAGACTGGCTTTACCGATGAAGTAGAGCAAAAAGTTGTTTTTAAAATAATCTGCCCTGATAACAATACCGCTGGACTTGTAGCGGCTGCAATAAAAGAAAAATTTAAAAAAGGTGAAGAGATACCAGTCGAAGGTGGCTTCCCTAACGATCAAAGAATAATTACGATCGCTAATCCGGTCGAATACTTCCTATACGACACAAAGCCTGCAAAAAAACCTGAAAATAAATAAATAAAGGGGTTTATCCCCTTTAACTACTTATTTAAGTCCTTGTGTTTCCTTAAATAAGTAGTTAAAGACTACTAAATTTAAACAAAAAGGGTTAGAGATGAAAAAATTTCTTTCTTCTACTAAGGCTAAGGTTTTAGGTGGTGTTGCTGCTGTTGGTGCAATGTCAAGCAATGCTCTTGCAGCTGGTATAACAATGGGTGCAGATGGCACAGTAACTGGCGATCTTAATATTACTCCATTTATGGGTGTAGCTGGTGCGGTTATTGTTGTTTTAGCTGCAATTTTTGCTGTTAAAAAAGGTCTTTCTCTTTTGAAATAGCTTGTTCCCCTTTATTGGGGGGCTAATTTTTAAAAAGGTTAAAAGTGTATTTTGATTTTATAGACGTTACAAAATTAGGATTTTTTCTTAATTCTTTCTTTGCTGTTGTAATTGTCTTTTTTGCTTGTGTTACTGCCATTACTTCTGCTTTTAGTCTTTTTAAAAATTAGCACATAAATTTTAAAGCTTAAAGCAGAGTGCAAAGCAAAGCTTTAAGCCGACAAACGAAGTGCGACAGTAGTTTTTGGGGTTTAAATTTATGGATAAAGTCTTTCTTAACTTAACAATAGAGCAATATAACTTCTTGATGTCTACCACTGGGACTTTATGCGGTTTCTTGCTTTGTTTGTTTATTCTCTTAATTCTTTCAAGAATTTAAAAAAGGTGTTTAAAATGTTTAGTGTTATTGGTATCCCTGCTTTTGATTACTTCTTTTCGATTTTTATTTGGTTCTTAATCTTATCTTTGCCTATTTGTGCCGCTTTAACTCTTTTAACAAAAAGATTTTTTTAAGGCTTTGTGATGAAATTTCTAATTAGATCTTTCATTTTCTTATCTCTTTTATGCTCTCTTGCTTTTTCTAAAAATTGCGCTGGTGATGGCTTATGTTTGGTTATGCGTGATTATAATTTGCCTAGTTCCTTTAAGCCTATCGATGGCAAATTTTTAAAAGGTAATAATTATTTCGGTCTTAGATCGCCAGAAACTGGCTATTACTTTATATATTCTTTTACAATTAGCCAAGATGCCTATTATTTTTTAGGCTCAAGAACTCCAGGTTTTTATGTTGGTTACGGTCATGTTTATATAGGTGGCGCGCGTAGAGTTGGTCGCTTTGGTCAGCGTGGCAGTATTGGCGATTATGAACGTTATGTTGCTTCTGATAATCCAAAAGACCCTATTTTTAATTATTATGATTTTATTGTTTTTAATTCAAAAGAAGTTGCTAGATGTAAGCTAAATCAAGAATTTAACACTGACACTATGCAGTGTGTCGATTCTTGTCCAGCTGGTCAATTATGGAATGTTCAAACTAATGCTTGTGTGGTTGATTGCACTGATGAAGATAATCATAAATTTTTTACTTCTGATTATACTTGTATAAATTGTTCTAGTGCTTTAACAATAGATGATATTGCAAGATGTTACTGCTCTGGTCTTGGCTCTTCTTATAATCCTGGTTATGCTTGGGATCCTAATAAACCTAATATTGTTCAGGCACATTGCAAAGATGAAAGATTGATTACTTTCAAATTTGACAAAAGTAAAGAAAATCCAAACAAAGATAAAGACAAAGACAAACAAGACCCAAACAAAGATAAAGATAAAGATAAAGACAAAGAAGATCCAAACAAGGATAAAGACAAAGACAATAACAATTCTACTCCAGGCAATGGCAATAATGGCGGTTCATCTGGCGGTGGTTCAAGCGGTGGCAATAATCAAGGAAACGGCGGACAAGGTGGCGGACAAGGAAACAATGGCAATTCTGAAAACGCTACACCTGGCAATATAGATTATGGCGAGCTTGAAGAAAGAACCGCTGATCTCGCAAATACGTATAAGGAAAATATTAATAATCTTTTTGAGCCTATTGATGGTATTAAAAAAAGCTTAAATGATACTATCTCAAAAATCAAAGATGGCAATTTAATGAGCTTAAAAAAAGGCGGTATTCCTAACACTTGTCCTTTAAATTTTGATATAGATATGGTTTTTTTCAGTAAAAAAGTTGTCTTTGATTTTTGTAGTATTCTTTCGCCTATTGCTTCTTCTCTTTATGTCTTTTTCTTTGTAACTTTCTTTTTGTTGTTTTTATTTTTAATAGCCAAGCTATTTATTTTTACTTTTATGGGGTGGTAAGATATGCAAGCAATTATAGCTACTATTGTTTTATTCTTTCGCTTTTTTAAATGGGAAAATGCTATTAATTTTGTTTTTAAAGCAGTTACATTTTCTAAAATGGTTGTTATTAACGTAATTTTAGGTGCTCTTGTTTTATCTTATGCCGCTGCTGTTATTTATATTATTAATTTTATCTATTCTAAATTTAACTATATTATTGATTATGTTAATAATCTTTCAGTAGGCAATGAAAAGATCGTTACAACTGCCTTTTCTATTTTAAAATCTCTTGGTGCTTGGAATGCCTTTTGTGATGTGTTTTCTATATTTTCGCCTATTTTTCTTTCTTTCTTTGTAATTTATGCGACAAAAATTGGCATTACTGTTTTTAGATTTGTTCGTGAAACTCTTGTTACATTTATTTTGGCAAAGCTTTAAAAATGATTACTTATTTAGTTGGCAACCCTGGAAGTGGTAAAACATATTACGCAGTATATATGATTTATCAGATCTTTTTATTTGAGCCAAAGAAAACATTCTTATCTAAATTTGTTAAGCCTAAAGAAAAGCCTAGCTATTTATTTTGCTATACAAATATAAATGAGTTCAAGTTTGAATTATCGGATAAATTTAAAAAGTTCGATTTTGATGAGTTCTATTTAGGCTTAAGAAATTTATACGCTCTTTATAAAAATGGCGCAACCGATAATGAAGTTAATGAAAAAGCCAAAGAGTTAAATTTATATGGTTGCGTATTTGTTCTTGATGAGTGTCATAACTTCTTTAAAGATAAAAAAGACGAAATTTTAGTTTGGTGGCTTACTTATCATCGCCATTTATACCAGGATATTTATTTAATTACCCAAGATTTAACTTTAGTCAATAACGAATATAAACGTATAGCAGAGAAATTTTATAGGGCTGTTGATAGCGCAAAAAGATTATTTTCAAAGAAATTTCGTTATGAAGTCTTTGCTTCTTTTAGATTATATAAAAAAGATAGGCTTGAAGTTATTAATATTCCATATCTTGATGAAGTATTTAATTTATATCACTCTGGACAAACGTCAAATAAGAAATCATTTGTAAGATTTTATTTTTTACTAGCTATTCTTTTTTCTATTGCTCTTGTTTTATACTTTTATTTTGTTGTTATGTCTATTTTTAAGCCTGACACTCCAGCTGAAAACAATTTATCAAATCAAGATAAAACTTCTTTTCCAAATTCTCAAAAAAATAGTATTTCAGATTTTCCAGACATATTTAAAGACACTTCAAAACATAACATTAAAAATAGTTCCGATATACCAGAAATTTATATATATAACATTACTTGCGTTAATTCATCTTGCCATTTTGACGAAGATTATCATCTATATCCATTATCATTACTTAGCTACATATCTTCAATGTATACGCCATTATATTTTTATTATGAGCCAAAATCTCACGAGCTTGTCAAATATTACTATGTATTTGACAAGCCAGTTTTTCAAAATTTAATTTCAAAAAATAACAAAGGTGTTTCCGATGAAAAGTTTAATCAAGTTCCTAGTTCTTCCACTTCTGTTTTTAAATAGTTTGTTTGCTACTGAAATTTATACCGATCTTTTAGATTTCGCACGTCTTACAAGTAAGGCTAACAATATAGCCATTGTAACTGATGAAAGCATACACCAGGGCGAATATTATTTTATCTATGAAGATGAAGTTAAGATTACGATTGCAATGTTTAGAAAAATGCTTGAAGCAAAGAATTTATATCTTTATAAAAAGGACAATTTCTATTACGTAAGCTCTCAAAAATTGCCTGATTATGATCTTAGGCGTATCGAGTTAAAGAATTATGTTTACGATGATGTAAATAAAATTCTTGGCCAGTTTGATTTAAATGCTACTTACTCGACGTCTTCTAATTCGGTTTTCTTTAGGGCTGATGACTATATATTTGATCAAATTAAAGAAGCTATTTCAAAAATTGATAAGAGCCTGGAGCAAGTAACTTTTAAGCTGACTATCACTGAAACAAATCTAAAAGATATTAAAGATTTAGGCACAAATTTAAAAGGCTTGCTTAAGCCACTTAATCACGGCGATTTAGCTTATTATATTAATCTGATTACTTCCCCTTACATTACTAATTCAAATATTATTAAAAATGATGATCGTGCCTTTTTTGGCATATTAAATTTTCTTGATACAAACGGCATTACAAAAATTATCTCATCGCCAGTATTGACGGCAAAAAATCACACTGAAGTTTATTTTAGTTCCGTTCAAAATATCCCTTATTTAGTTTCAAAAACTGATATTTCAAATTTAAACTATCAAAAGACCGATAGCTATGAATATAAAGACATTGGTTTAAAGATAAATTTAAAGCCTATCATTTTATCTGATCATATTGATTTTGACTTACATTTAATACTTGAAGATATTCTCTCTCAAAGTACATCATTAACGCCCATTGTTTCAAAAAAGGAGCTTAAAAGCTCGTATTCTTTAAAGCGTGGCGACGTTCTAGTTCTTAGCGGTATTAATAAAACGACTACTTCTAAGCAACGTAATGGCGTGCCTATCCTTAAAGATATATGGCTTTTAAAGTATCTTTTTTCAGTCGAGCAAGACAGCGAGATAAATTCTGTTCTAACGCTCACAATCCAAATTATTTAATGTTTTAAGGGGTGCAGGGGCTATCCCCCTGCAAAAGGCGAGAAATAAAGCCTATTGGCACGTTTTTCTTAATCGAGCCGTGCAGCTAATATGCTTTTTAGGTTTAAAACACCCCTTTCGCCTATATGTGTTTTGGCGTAGCCAAAAAAGGCTGCCTTTGGGCGGGCGAAGTCCGCCACAAAGCAGCCCTTGTCAAATTAATAAAAAACTCTTACGTTTAAGGAAGCGATTATGCGAGCGAGAAATTTATATGGTGTTTCTCCCCTTGACGTTGAGCTTTGCCAAGCAAAGCTTGATAGCCAAAGGGAATATATGCGCTCTTTCTCTTTTGTTAATGTTAATGGCCAGGTTAGAAATTTGCTAGACATTTCAATGTCGGCCAACTTTAGCGATAAATATTACGCCGAAGTGTCTAATCGCGTGAATGTGTTTAGCTCTTTTGCGATCGATTATTTTCAAGTCCCAGTATTTTTAACAATTACTCTTAACGGCTGCTTTAGGGGTGCATTAAATGGCGATTATTCTAAATTTATGCCTATTGATTATAGATATTTGCCTGATGAAGTTAAGTATAAGGCTAAAAATTCAGTGCCTTTAAGTATTTCTGATTTAGTAGCCGTTCTTAATCATCAATGGAATTTATTTATTATGCGATATTCAAGAAAATTTAAAAATATCGATAGAAGCTATATAAGGTGCTTTGAGCCACACAAAAAAGACGGCGTTCCACACATTCACGCTTTATTTTATGTCCCAGCTCACACAATAGACTTTATGAAAAGAATTTATACTGATATTTTTTATGCTCCGCAAAACCTAAAAACAAATGCTATCACAAGCGAGCAAGAGAAAAACGGCGAATTAAACGGCTTTCAAACCAGTATCAATAATCCTAGTGGCTATGTTATGAAGTATATCCAAAAGACTTTCATTAACTTAAAAGAAACGCAAGATTTTGATGAGCTTTCAGCCTGGTATGTAAAGCACAAAGTAAGAAGATTTATAAGCTCACGTACTAAAGTGCCATTATGGGTATATAGGAAGATTAATTTTATTAGCACGATGCAAGATTTTTATCACTTAAACGACTTAACAAACGACCACAGAGCAATACTCGAGTGGAATAAAAAAGATGATTACATATATATAAATTTGCCTTTCAATAAAGAAGAGATTATTTATTTAAATGGCAGATTGGAGCATTATATAAGCGGTAGGCTTATGAATTTTTACGATAGATTGAAAATTGATGGCCAAAAAGATGAAAACGCCCAAGATGAAATAAAAAGCTTTGGCACTAATTTAAAACAAAGGCAAATTTTAAAGCTTTGCGATGAACTTTTTAAAAGTGATAAAAAGCCTAAACCAGTAAGCAGAATGAAAGATTATGAGTTAGTTAATTATTATCAAAGCCTAGGAAGTAATGAAAATGTCCAGCACTTAGCCTATGTTGAAAATTTAATGCTTGATAGAAATTTAGATAATTTTACACACTATCACAAAAAGCACGATCTTAATGCCCCTGATATTGATAGCTTTGTAAATAGATTTTTGATTTGTAATGAATTTTAAGGAGTATATTATGAAAAAATTATTAGTTGATTGTTCTCACTATCCTTGTTGTTATTTTCCACAATTAGATTTAGGTATTTCTGTAGAAGAATTTCATTTATATAATTATGAAGAATTTGATACTACCTTTTTTGAAACTTATTATTCTTTTTCTAAATATGGGTTATGTGATTTTTCTAGTTTTGATGATCTTCTTGAAGCCTTTGCTAAAAAATTTGATTATGATAGTTTTGAGCATATTTAATGACACTAAATGAGCTTTTTAATAATTACATTAGCTTTTATGAGCTTATTTTAAGTCCAACTACTCTAAGAAGCGATATAGCTACATATAACAAGCATTTTAAAAACTCACTTGGCTTAAAGGATATAGAAGATATAAATTTTATCGATATTCAAAAGTTTTGTAATGATCTTATC